ATCAGAAACTACAGGATTTCCATTTTTATCTACTACCCCTGGAAAGGGATTTCCTTTCGTACCAATTGTCCCAATATGACTAGAGCCATTCCAAAATTCCATCCCTTTTTTAGTCAATTCCATGATTTTTTTCTTATTGTTCCAAATTTGCAAAGCACCAGCTACTAATTTTAGTACATCGTCTGTTGCTTTATTAAAGCTTGTTTGTAAAACATTCGCGTTAATAATGCCCACTTTAATAAAATCAGCAACGATTTCTCCCTTAGAAGTCATAGCAAGTTCGAACGGACCATTCACGCCGTTGGAGGAATAACCCAAACCATTTAAGTTCCAGCGCCACACACGTTTTGCGGTAGCTACTTTGTTTTTGTCCATGATAAGAATTTCAGACGGGGCCTTTTCTGGACGAAAAACGACATGTCCACCACTGTTTCCAGTAATCCATGCCGTTGCATTTAAAACATTTTGTACTAATGTTTCTGTTCGATTATCAATTTTTTGTTTTAGCTCTTGAGTTTGATTATTTACTGTTGAGGTGTAAAGTGATAAATCATTCCCCAAAACAATATTTTTAAATTTGCCTAAAGTCGGAAACCAAGTATATTCCACCATGCGCTCCGTTACTTCAATATCGACTTCTTTTGCTCTAACATGTACTACATCACCAAAATGCAAAGAAGAAAGCTCTTCGTACATGTCTTCATACTCCAAAGTGTGTTCTAATGCTACCATGCTAATAGTGTGCGTTACTTTTGGTTCATGAATGCGGTCTTTATCAAACAATGACTGGCCCCATTTTTTAAGCTCATCAACTGTTTTACATTCCGAATTTTCACGTTTTCCAATTCTTCTGTTACTATCATTTACACCAGCAATTTCTAAAAAGCCATGCGTGATTGGCTCTTTATCTTGGTCATAATCATTATCTGGTACGCCACCGATAAGAAAAAGACTGTTTATAATTGATTCGTCGTCATAGTCCTCATCTATAGCTTCCAAATTAATTCCAAAATCAATTCTAAAGCCATTATCTGCTCCAATTTGTTTTACTAATTTCAAATTAAAGTTATCCATCTCTAATTCTCCACCAGTAACACCTGTTAAATTTTGATTGCCATTGTTAGAACCAATAATTGCATCGATTGGACCTACTTGTTTTGCTGTAAATTGATGTGTAGTACCGACATTCGACAAATAGTTAAACCGTTGCTTAAACGTTAATGCAGCCTTTAAATTATTCATAATTTGCGTGCCATTTCCGTTAGCAGTGAACGAATCAATAATGAAATTCTTATTTGCCATAAAACCAATGTGTCTCGCTGTCACTGAAACTGACTGCAGATTTTTTTTAATATTGTAAATCTCAAAATATTGATATGATCCATCTTCAACTTGTGCCTTTAGAAAGTTTCCTTTTTTTAAGTATGAGCGATACTGGCCATCTCTTGCATAGTTACCATAGAATCGATACACACCATTTAACACACGGTTAATTTCTGGTAAATCTTGCCAATCTGGCAAAGCCATTCCGTTATCGTTTAAATTTTCAGGAATAGCAGTATAGGCATAAATAAAATTTTGTGTCATAAATACGCGCTCCTATTCCAAAACTTAGCTTCTATAAAATTTCCTGATATATTTAATTTATTTTGACCGGGATTCGTTTTTATCCAACTGCCGCGTGTAAATAGTGGATTTCCTTCTTGTATTGCTTTTCCCTTTTCGGTATCAATAGTGACGATTCCTGATTGTGTACGCAAAATCGTTAGTGAGTTACTACCAATGTTTAACGTAATATCGCCACCTTTTGAATTAATTTCGATATAAGGAAAAGCAATTTCATCACCGTGATCAGTAATTTCAATTGATTTGGTTTTAATCACTTTTGGTTGTTCGTTTACTTTTCTTTTGAACGGTTGACATCTAAATTCAACGTTAAAGGTATAAAAAACACCCCATTCATTTTTGAATGAAGTTGGTTTACTCATTGTACAAATAGCATCTAAATATTTATCTTCATCATTGTGAGTAATAAGTTTACTTTTACCAGTTAACCATCTTTTGACTGCCGCTAAATTTTCATATGGAATAGTTACATCTTCAATTTCATAATCAAAGGGTTCATAATCATTGAACGTTTCATTAAATTCACCACTTCTTCCGATAATCGAATACGTTTCATATCGTTTATTTGGTAAAACCTCTGACAGCTCATTTTCGATAATGCACCCCATATCACGAACTGCATTCAAATCTTTCCAAATAAAATTTGGTTCATCAGGATTCATAAAAATCACGTTGGAACACCTCCTAAGTCATAGAAAGCTTGCGCACTTGCTTTATAAAGCTTGCGATTCATTCGATCTAACTCACTCGGATTATTTGCATCTACTTGGCCAATATGAACATGTTGCTCAATAGTGTTGCCACCTTTCAAAGCACCACCAATTCCACGAGCTTTTTCTTCTGGTGACAATGGAGTTACTGTTGTCTTGCCGTTTTTAGCGGTTAATAGTTCAGGACCAGCTTCACCAACAATGGCTTGACCATTTAGAATCGTTCCACCTTCTGCTAAATAAGGAATTTTTCCAATATGAAATCCTTTACCGCCAATTCCTGGCACCCATTTAGGTATTTTTATATTATTTAATCCACCAATAAATCCATTGATTAACATAATCATGGCATTGATTGGGGCTTTAGCTACTGCAGCGATACCTTCAAAAATACCACCAAAAACATCAACAACACCTTGCCACGCTCTTGACCAGTCTCCAGTAAATACTCCCGTTACAAAATCAACGATACCGCCAAAAATACGCTTAATTGCATTTACATAATCGCCAATAATTTTTGCAGCCCCATCCATGGCACCACCAATAAATCCTGTGATGAAATCAAAAGTAGATTTTGTCGTATCTTTCAAAACATTAAATACACCAACCACAATATCTTTAATTACTTTAAAGGAGGTATTGATAAAATCCCTAAACCAACCGATTTTATTATATGCAACTACGATTGCAGCTACCCAAGCGGCAACCGCCGCAATTACTAAACCAATTGGCGACGCAATAAAAGCAATAACTGGAATCAAACTACTAATGGAACTAGCAAGTGTTCCTAAAATTACTAATACTGGACCGATAGCAGCCACAACACCAGCTATTTTCAGTATGGTTTGCTTTTGACTATCTGTTAAACTTCCAAACCATTCTGAAACTTTTTTTATTGCATCCGTTGCAGCTTGAAATGCTGGTAATAATGCTATTTGTACTTGTTCTCCAAGTTCACCCATTGCTATTTTAAATTGATTTTGTGCCAACTTTGCTTGGTCAATTGGATCAAGAATATCACTAAACGTCTGATCCACAGTGCCAGCTGCGTTTTTTGCTGAATCTGCTAAACCATCCATTGACAACGCTCCGCTATCAATAGCTTCTACCATTTTTGAAGCAGCTTTAGTTCCAAAAACTTCACTAGCAATAGTGAGTTTTTCTTGTTCAGTTGTGGCCCCTTTAATAGATTCAATAGTTCCGCTAAGCCCTTCTTGCATGGTTTTATTATCTTTCGCATATACGACACTAGCTTTTGCCAAATAGCCAAGAGTTCCTGCTGAATCAATACCAGCTTTTTCCATTTGACCTATTAACATAGTTGATTCAGAAAAACCAAGTCCCATAGCTTTGAGTTGGGGCGCACCTCTATTTACGGCATCAAATAACTGATCTACCCCTACTCCAGTATCTTGGCTAGTTTTAGATACTGAATCTAAAATCATTGGCAAATCCTCAATAGACAACCTAAAAAGGTCCATTGATTTTTTTGCATTAATAGTTGATTGAGAAACATCTGAGCCATTAATTTCTGAAAATTTAAGCATTCGGCCTGTTGTATCTTCCAATTGCTTATCCATTAAGCCAAATTGAGTATTTACTTCACCAATACCAGTTGATATATCTTGCATATCCGCGGGTATTTGACCTGCTACTGTTTTAAAACTGGCTTGTAAAGATTCTAGCTGACTACCAGTAGCCCCTGTTGCTGTTGTTATATTATCCAAACATTCATCTAATTCTTTGAATGCGGCAATAGAAGCAGCACCAATTCCCATAATTGGTGCTGTTAATCCAACAGACAGTTTTTGCCCAACTGATTTAATTTTGTCTCCAGCTTTTTCAATTTTGGCTAGTTTTTCAGCTGTTTTTATTGATAAATTACCTTGCTCTTTCAAAGCTTCATTGGTACTTTGCAATGCAGAACGCAGTTTATTTTCACCTGTTTCGGATTCCAATAAACGCTTATACAGCTTTTGTGATTGCTCTGAATATTCACCAGTTTCTTTTACTGATTTTTCGTATTCCTCACGTAATAATTTTGTTCTTTGTTCAGCTAAAGATAATTGTTTTTCTAATTTTTTCTTTGTAGCTGTTAATTTTTCAGTTTGAGTTGCATTTTTATCCATTGCGGATACCTGGTTTTTGTACTCGGTAGCCGCTAAGTTCATTTCTTTATTAATGTCTTTAATTGTTCGTGAATAGTTTATTTCTCCATTCATCTTAAAATTTAAGACAACATCGGATTCTTGTTTTGACACGTTAGCGCTCCTTTCCTACCACCAAGGACTTTTATCCATTGTCACACTTCTGGGTGGTTCAAACTCCGTATTACTTACTAACCACTGAATATATGACTTAAGCCACAAGTTGGGAGTTGCTTTTAAAAAGAAGTCCTCACTCCATCCCAAAAGAGTGAGAGCTACATATAAATAAAAAGCCCACGGCGTTCCTATTTCCGTTGAGGCTTTTTCTTTTGATTTTTCCTTTTTTTCGGAGTTTGATAATCTTGTGGCTTCTTGGATTTTTTTAAGTCTTCAACTTGAAAATTCTGCTTTGCAAATACTTCCATGCATGCACCATAAATTTCAACAATTGTGGCACTCATGCCTAAAAACTTAAAAATGGTTTCTGGCGTTTCTTCCAATCCACCAGTTCTTAGCATGCCATAAATCAACGCACGCATAATTTTTAAATCAGAAGCGGATAAATCTTTTGATGAAATACGGCCACCGCTTTTGTTAATCATTTCATTCATATCTACTTCAAATTTTGAATAGTCATCATCATAAACATCAGCAATATACTCCATTGTTTCCATTGTTAACAAAATGGGAAACTGATGCCCTTGAATAGTAACTGTGGGTGTATCTGAAATAACAATCCCATAATCCGCTAATTTTGCCATTAGTCACTGCCACCTCCACGTGAAGGACCTGCTAGTTTCTTCCATTGTTCTTCATCATAAACAGGTTGTGCGATAAATTTTTCAAATAGTTCTATTGAAGCACTATCCCGATTAGAATCAAAACTTGAATACATAACATTATTGTATGTTAAACCAGTTGAAACAAAGTTAGCAGTTATATCATCAATTTTGGTTTCATCTTCTGCAGTAGTGTATTCTTCATCAATAACATTTGATAACTGCGTTTTAGGATACCAAACAGCTTTTTTTCCACCATTTTCAATATTTCCGATAAACCCAAAGGCAAAATAAGGAAATTCTCGCGCAGTGTTTTTACCAAAAGTCACTCCACTTTGAGCGATTAATCCTTTTATTTCATCCATCACCGCAATAGGAATGCCCACATGATCTAGCGCAATTTCATGTTTCGTTTCACGACTTACGCGTCGGAACATTTTACTTGATGCCCATTTTTCTAAAGCTGTTCCATTTCCTTTAATTCCTAATTTTGTGGCTATTGGCAAACGAACAACTTCGCCAAATGCTGGTTCTGTACCTACTGCATCTTTTGTGGTCATCATGGCAATTAAGATGTCATCTAAGCCTTCAAAATAATACACATCTTGTTTTCCCAATTTACTCATCCTTTCCATAAATCTAATATTTGTTGAGTCATAATTTTTTCAATTTGATCTTTATTTTGTTCAAATGTTCCACTGGCAAAATGTTGCGCTTTTTGATTTACTGTTCCGTTTTCAGCGAATCGCCAGTAAAAGGCTGTATCTTCAAAAGCTACTTGTACTTCATCATCTTTAATATTTACTTTCACTTGATCAACCATGTGCTTCTTTTTTAGAAGCGATTTAGGTATATTGGGTAGTAATTTTTCCATATAAAAATTAGCTGCAGCGGTTAATGATTCTATTGATAATTTTGTCGCATCTACTTGCGAAAGCTTTCCTAAATAGTCTGCCATATCTGCAAAACCATTATTATTTTCCATCTTCAATACACCTCACATATGTGTAAAAATTTGTCACAGTATCATCATTTTCATCGCCTTGAATGCCTACAAAATCAGTGTAAGGAATACCAGCTTCCTCCAATGCATTTTCTAAAGCAATTAAATTCTTTTCAGTACCTGTTGTATAAAAAGAGATTTGATAGTAGGGCATTCGTCTATGCACTTTAGACGATGCCATTTTTTTACCTTGACTAACGTTTGAATAAACAATATATGGATAGTCCGTTCCTTTTTCCGCTTTATCACGTGTCACAGGTACGCCTACTGTTTTTAGCGCTGCCCTTAATTTTTCAAAACTAATCGACATAAGCCAAACTCAACTCCATTTCTCGTTTATCCATATTTGTGTAAATACGAGTGATTTTATAGGTCACAGAATCGATTCTAACAGCTCTAAACTTTTCTGTGATAGATTTATCCAATCTCACTTTAATCCGTCTGACAACGTCTGTTTTGGCTTGCTGCGAAAGATATTTTTCTTGTGCAGTTACTCCAATATCTTCGTACCATAAAAGCCTATTAAGTTTATAGGTCGTAACTACTTTATCGTTCGAATCTGTTTCTTCTTTTACATTTAGCAAGTCCGCTTTCCATCGAAACCTATTCGTCTGCCTCTTCGGCATGTTGAATCACTCCTTGGATGATAAATGGCGTGATTGCATTCAACGCCTTATCTAATTCATCTTCTGAAACACGATATTCATAAGCAATACCAGCAACCATCAAAATTAAATATTCTTCTTGCCCTCCAGTTGCAGTTTTTACATAATTTTTTGCCATATTTAAATAAAAAGAGAGCATGGAATCATCCATCCCCTCTTCAAAATGAATATGTGCTTTGAATTTTTCTTCTAAAGATAATGTTTCAGCTTCGTTATTCACATTAACCACCTACTGGTTTTGTAATTTCATAACGATAAACAGCTGGCTCGAATGGTGAGTAAACTAATTGTCCATCTAACAAGTTGTAAATTTGGAAACCAACTTGATTTTTTCCAGAGAATTTTTCAACCAATTTTTGAATTTCTAACGCTCCAATAACTTCTTGAATTTTGAAAGCAGAAAAATCACCAAAATATAATACTGGTGTATCTGGTTCACCTTTTTTATCTGCTGCATCGGTCCAATCAACTGGATAACCAACTAATTGATAACCAATACCACCTTCTGCTTGCGTGAATGGTCGTAACAATGGGAATCCATCATCTGTTTTCATTTTTTCAATAGCAGTTAAAGCTGCACGATTAATAATAAAACGACCTTTTTTCATTACTTCTGTTACTGGTGTATTTTTAAATTCAATCAATGCATCATATAATTTTTGACCAGCACCTGCAGCTGTTAAATCTACAGGTTTTTCAAATGCAACAGCTTTTTTAGCTAAAGCTCCTGGGTTTTCATTTCCTGCATCGTCGCCATTAAACATATAATTAATTTCTTTGCGAACATATGCTTTTTTCAATTCTTCTACAACAATATCTTCTACTGGCACACCAGACATTTTTAATAGTTTTTTCGTTACAGTTGCTAATGCATCAAATTCTGCTGGATCAAGTAAAATTTCATCAAATTGAATCGCTGTTTCAGTAATATCTGTCGTACGTTCTTTTTTGTTTACATTAGCCTCTGCTTTTTTCACAAGAATTGGATACTTCACATCGCCAGCCGTGCGAATCACAGTTCCGTATTTACGCAATAGGTTTTCTTCTTGAGCATAAGAAATCACTTCGGATGCAATCACTTCTGGTACTGTCACTGAACCATTGCCTGTTTCAATACCTAATGCACGTGCTTCACTTTCTGAAATATTACCAATAACAAAATCAGCAAATGCTTTACGAATTTGTTTTTCGCGTTGTTCATTAGACATCACATTTCTAGCCTCCATTCCTTCATGAATTGTGCGTAACAAACCATCACGCTGTTCTTGGCTAATCATGCCGCCACGATTTTCTTCGTTTTTATCATCGTTGTTTCCGTTCGTATCTTTCTCACGATCTTCTTTACTTTCATCATCAGTATTATCAGATTTAGCGGTTCCGTCATCGCCTTCACCATCACCAGATTCTGAATTATCATCCCCTAATTCAGCTTTAATGGCTTTTAATTCATCGATTAAACCATCAATTTCTTCATTAACTGAATCTAAATCTGCTTCACGCACTTCTCCAGATTCAATTTTGCCTTGTAAATCACTTAATCGTTTCTCGTGACGAGCTTGTAATTGACGCAATAATTCTTTGTTCATAATAAATTCCTCCTACGCTTCAAGCGCTGTTTTAATTTTTTCAATTAATTTTTTTCTAGTTTTAATATCTTGCTTCATTTCTTGTTTGTTTCTTGCTAGTGCTGCTTCTGTATCTTCGTAAGCAGGCAAAGAAACAATAGAAACTTCATACAATTCGACTTCATGGATAGTTCTTAAAACTGGGTCTGAACTATAATCCCAAGTTTCTTCCGTTGGATAAAAACCAAAGCTACACTGATTAATGTCCCCACGTGACATTGATTGAATCAAGTCATTGGCAACAGTTGTATTGGGCAACTCAACTTCAAATCGTAGTCCCTTATCATCTTCTTCAAGTTTCAAAGTTCCACTTCTTGTGCGCCCTAATACTTTGCCCCAGTCATGATCGAATAAACAACGAACATCAGAATTTGACAAAGCACGACTGAAAGCTCCAGGCTTAATCACTTCATTTAGGCCTTCCCATAATTCTGTTGGACTATTAAACACCGCCGCATAGCCAGTAACAATCTGTGTTTGACTATCTTCTTCGCTTCTTGTTTTAAGGTTTGTGATGTCAAATGTCCGAATTTCCTGTTTCTTCATTCTTACCACCTCCCTTCAAGTCATCCTCTGTTGTCAATGAGTTATCGGTAGCATTCTTTTTGCCGATTTCCGTTAAATCATTTGAAATATAGACGGCTTGTGTTGCTTCAGCATTTTGTCTAGGAAAACCAAGCATTTCTGCCACATTATCAGGACTGGTAATACCAGTTCGAACAATGTTGTACCCAATATTTGTTTTGGTGGAATAAGGTACAAAGTCCAAAATATTAATTTTCCATTCCACTCGATAACCAGAATTAGGCACAAAAAAAAGAGCCGAGTAATGCTCGCTCTTATTTTTTAATATTGGTTTAATTGCTTTGTTGTGCAGATACATCATTGCTTTTTCAATATCTGTTCTCATTAATGCTTGATAAGTATTTACATCTATTCCTAAAAATTTTCCTAGGTCTTTTTTGTAAACACCCAAATAATTAAGAATAGCTGCATCATCAATTGGGCTTTTTAAAGTATCAATTGAGTATCCTTTGCCCAAAGGAATCATTTTAACTGAATGACTATCATTATCTTGCGTTTCTTCCAACTGATTTAAAATAGCTTTTACTATCTTTTGTTGAGCGCTGTTATTTGGATTGATATGCGCATCCAGCTTTAACAAGAAAGCGAGCAAGCCGCCTTTCTTATATTTTTCTGTCAAAACCTTTTCAGCACTTAAAACACCTTCTAGCGTGCTTTTTGCAAGATCAATAATTCCAGCACCTTTTAAGGAATCCACACCAATATTTTTTATATGACGAATCATACTCCCTGGTATTGGTTGGCCATTCATTGAAAATTTTTCAATCAAACGATCATCTAATTTCGTTTGAACACCATATCCTAAATGTAACTGGTCATTATCTGTAATAGGAAAAGCTTCTCCATTGATTAACAATGTATTTGTTTCAAGCTTTGCAAATTCAAAACCAGTTAAATAATCATTAGGATTTTTCAATATGTTTAGCAAGAAATGGTTTTTGACTTCTTCGCCATCAGGGCCAATTACTACTGGCTCTGCTAGTGCAACTTGATTAGAAATATCTTGTACCAATTCATAAACATCAGACGATTCCATAATAGAAGAATCGTTAACAAAACGTTGTGAATATCTTGTTACATTGCCATAAATATCTTCAATCCAGCCACGCTTTTCCAAAAATCCATATACTGCATTTGAAAGTCTATCTCTTAGCTTCAAAATCTCACCGCCTTTCTATTATCGATAGATAGAATCTAAATATTCATCCATATCATCTTCGTTGACATCAATCATTTGATCCATTGTTTCCTTATGCGCACAAAGGAAAGCAACAAATCCATCGATCTTTCTCTTTGACTGGTTTTTACTTGGTACTTTACGGCCTTGAAAATCCATTTTGACAACCACATTTAAAGCGCAATACAAAAATAAAGGATTATCAAACATAATCCTTTGCTCATAAAATAATCGCTCGGCATCTTCAAGCGGCGAGTTCAATACTCTTGCATACTGATCAACTTGCACACATTCCAAGCCTAAATTTTCCAATTTTTCAACTAATCGGTCACTCATCGCTGGATCATAATTAACTTGTTGAACATCATAAAAATCCATGCAATCTTCAATAAAATGAAATATTTGTTCTTGGTCAATTAACTTACCATCACAAAATTCAACAAATCCTTGTTCTGCTAATTCAGAATACGGCACATTATCTTCCTTTTCTCGAAAATCAATATTTTCACTAGGAATAAAATATAATTGTTTTACTTTGAGTATCGCTTTTCCTTCGGCATCCCATGTAGGAAAATTTAATGATACACAAGTTAAATCTCGGCTTTTAGATAAGTCCAAACCAATCCAACATGGCTCGCCACTTAAGTTTCCTAATTCATTTGTGGGAACCAAACACGGTTCCACTTGATCTTGTTCAAAGAAATTATCTGCACCATTCACAAACACATCTAAATGCTTCGTTAAAAATTCAGCTTTCGAGTGAGCGGAACGTTGCGCAGTTTTAAAGGCTGATTCTAAAGCAGACAAATCAACAGATATTCCCCAGTTAGGATTGCACATTTCCCAAACTTTTTTATCTGTCCAATCGTATCCTTTATTTGGTTCATAAATCAAAACAAAGTTTGAATCATTATCATCACGCTTCAAAACTTCTTTTGCTTCTTTATAAACACGAATACCAACCGAACTACTTCCTTTACCAGCTGTAGAAATATTAAACATTAACGGCTGTGGCAATGAAATTTGTGCAGATTTAAAGTTATCGTACTGCTCCATTTTCTCTTGTTTATGCAGCTCATCATTTAAAACAAAATATGGATTGGAACCTTCTATGTTATCAATGTTTTTTGTCTGAACAATAAACTTATTTGTATAAGCCATATCTCCATGTAAATAGTCATACGTAATACTTGAAACGGTGCCTTTTGGACCTTTAAATATTTTAGTCCCATCTAATAGCACTGGATTATTTAGGATAGTAGCGGCAAAAGGCTTAGCAGCATACTGAGCTTGCGCAAAATCAGAAGCACATGCATAGCAATCGACAGATAAGGCACCTTCGCCATACATAGCATATCCCAACGCCCCTACGGCTATTAATGTTTTCCCATTTTTCTTTGGTATTTGTACGTATGCCTCACGAGTAACACGGACTACTTGCCCTTTTTCATTTTCTTTTACCCAGCCATAAATCCAAGAATAAATGAATTTTTCCCATGGCTCTAAAAGAAATGGTTTACCTACCATATCGCCTTTTGTATGAACAATAAAAGATTCTACCCAGTCCATCATTTCATTTGCACGATCAACATCAAACCAAATATCTTTTCGTTTCTTCCATCGATACCAACGATCTATTGCTAAACGAACCGTTTTCGGATATTTCTTAGGATGTTTTCGAACTTCTTTCGCAAATAAATCAGCATAATTTACACCAGGTTCAATCATGTTTCATTCCCTGCCTTTTTACGCCATTTTTTCCGATGTTCTGCCAATTCATCTACAGGCTTTTCTTCTGGCCGTTTCATTTCTTCATCTGCTCTAGCTGTTGAACCACCAGTAATTTGTCTGCCTGTTTTTGACTTATTGGTCAATCCTAATAAATCCAATGCTTTCATTTTTTTATCGGCCCAAACTTCGACTTGTTGCGCTAGTGGATGCTTGCTATTGTTAGTAGCTCCAGCCTTGTTTGTTGTTTTTTGGGTTTCGGGAAATCCTTTTTCTTTCCACAGCATGTATTTGTATTGGTAAACTTCAAAAATATCCAAGTATGATTCAATCAATGGATCAAGAGTAATAGTGTATAAATCAGACTTGCGCATAATTTCTAAAATTCGCGTTTTTTCGTGATTAACTTTTCCATCAATAATCGCTTTGCGTTGCGCTTTTGTGGTCATTTTTTATACACCCCCCTTTTATTTTTAAAATTTTTGACCTAACGACACGCGTGACTGCCCCCTACCCTATCCCCCGACAAAAAATTTGAATCAAATTTGATAGGGGGGGCTTCATTTTTTAAAATAAGATGGAAAAACTTTTTTCTCATCCGCTTCATTTTCCTCAATCACATGACACTTTGGACACAATAAACGAATATTGTTTGGATCAAGTTTGAGCATTTCGTTCTTCTTGATTGGTATTATATGATGCCGATGTGCTTGCCTTCCAAACACAAAACGACCACACCTTTGACAACAGCCGTTTTCTCTTTCATAGACAAAGTCAGCGACACCTTGCCATGCTTTTGTTCGATAAAATGATTTGTTGTCATGATGATAAACATTGCTTGGCTTTTTCTTTTTTCTAGACTTCCTAGCATGTTCGGAACAATAAGCCCCTTTTTCTGTTGTATTAGAGCAACCTTCAAACTGACAATAACGCATTATTCAGATTCTTTAATAATATTGAGAATCTCAGCTTTTACACGAACAGCACTTGGGATTTCAATATCATTTCGTTTCGCATATTCACGTAATTCTTTTACAGACATTTCTTCTAACACAACAGATTCATCATCATCAGCACTTGCAGTTGTTAATAATCGTTCGCCTTTAATTCCATCTGTATCAATCGTTACGTTCCCTACAGTGATTGGTAAACCACCAACATATAAATCAGCTTCTTTACTTAGCATTGATTCAGGATTTTCAGTAACTTCAAAATCAGGTTCTTGACCTTTAGGTACAAACACATTTCTTTTTTCTTCGGTATCCCAATACTCTGAACCAGATGCTGAACTTCTAATTAATACACGCATTGTCTTACTTATCCCCTTTCAAAATGAAAAATCTACTACACTTAAAACAAAAAGGACTGCATTTATATGCAGCCCTCGTGAAAGGTAGTAGCGCCAATTTGTTTGTCCGAACATTCATTGACGATCTATATTATTTAAGCAGCTTATGCCACTTACTGGAACAATAGGAATCGAACCTATACCGACGGTTTTGGAGACCGTTGCTCTGCCGATTAAGCTATGCTCCATTAACTCTCGCAAACCTGTAGAAAAAAGAGAGAGGAAATCCACCTCACTTCTTTAGTTTTATAATTGGTGGTTTGCGAGAGAATCTAAATGAGATCACAAGTGACTAAACGAAGAAAGTAGATTTTTTTACTTCCTTGTAATCTCAAATCAAAAAAATAAGTAGGCAATCGTTCCGTTTAAATTTTGTGTAAGTGTGTCGCATTTCTTATTTTTTTGACACTATCATAATAACTCGTTTCAAAGGTATATGAAGTGTAGATAAAGTGTATAAAAGAGGTATAAAAAGTGTAATAAATGGCTACTTAAAAGCAACCAGTTCCAGTGCCGAAGCAAATTGAACAATAATCATATTAGATTCTTGTTTCACTAATTCTTCACTGATACAGTTTCGTTGTGCCGCTAGATAGATTGGATTGCCGTTGATATAGCGATCATAGAAGATTCTTTTTCTTCTCTCCGTTACATCTGGTTTGTGCGGATGCTGAATCGCAGAATAACCTCTAACAAAAAGCTTATGAAGGTAATCAAACTCTTCTTGGGCTTCTTCTTTCTGGATTAACATTTGCTCGGCTTCAAAAGCGTTATTGGCCGTTGATGGTGGAACCAAAGAGAATGAAGCTGTTACTTTTGGTTCCCTCGGCTGGCCAACACGACATCTAGCAGCAAGATAGGCAGATAGGAACACACTGACATTATGTTTTGTTTGTTCCATATCTACGTCCTTTGCATCTGGTGTTTCATATTTCTTTACGTCAAAAAGTACCATCCTTTGATTCCCCCGTTTGTGATTTGTGGTATAATGATAACGACTTTTCCACAAGGTTATCCACACATTATCCACAGTCGGAGGAATCCGGCTTTTTTTGTTGGCAGCTTTCTTTACTCATGATAAAATATTTTTATTGTGACCAATGTTTGGGGCAAAGTAACCTCACATATCACAAGCTACCACTTTTCTGGTAAAATATTCTTCTTAGTCAACCAGTGGTCGGTTGGCTTTTTTCTCTTCGAATTTTTTATTTGAGTGATTTAGGCCTTCTGTCCAACAGTCCAACACCCAGTATTTTTTGAACTTTCATATCGATATAGTTTCATTCAGATTCCTCCTATACGCAAAACTCATAATGTTTTCTTTTTGTTATTCTGCCACTCATTTTGGACAGTAGAATGAACTTCTTCTTGGTATGGTCTAAGTGCCATAGAAATTTCCTTTCTTTATTGATATAATTAGGTAAAAATTTAAAGAGGTGATTATAGATGGAAAGAATTGTATTTGACAAACAAAATCAGTCGCTTTTTGACCATTCTTTGATAGATTGGAAAGAATCAGGATATTCATTGGGCTCATATAATCCAAATGCTGTCACTCGAGGGACAATTTGCCCACAATGTGGAGCTCTTACTGGGTTACAATGGGCATATGGTCTAGGTGGTCTTTATGAATCGTCGGTCCTGAAATACACATTGATAAAAGCTACATGTAAATCTTGTAAAGAAATATCAATATGGATAAAAGATAATGGATCTAACAAAGAACGGCAAATCTATCCAAGAAATCTTACTTCATTACCCTTGCCTAATACTGATATGCCCGAAGATATACGTACCGTATACGAAGAAGCACGAAATATTTTAAATGACTCCCCTAGAGCTTCAGCGGCCTTATCTAGACTAGCCATTGATAAGTTAACTAAAAAATTAGACCCTGATGGCACTAATTTAAATAATCGAATAAAAAACCTAGTAGCTAAAGGTCTAAGTGCTCAAGTCCAACAAGCGTTAGATATAGTGAGAGTCGTTGGAAACAATGCTGTACATCCTGGAGAAATTGACTTAACGGATAACAAAGACATAGCTGTAAATCTATTAGAATTAGTTAATTTTATTGTTGACAATCAGATTTCTCAGCCTAATAAAATCGAGGCCATTTTCAAGACTCTCCCTGAAGGAGCATTAAAAGCAATTCAAAAACGAGATAGTTAGAACATTTACCCTCAACTAAGATCTATAAAGTTGAGGGATTTTTATTTTAAAATGCCCCTGGTTGAAATTCTTGAATCGGATGTTGTGGCTATTTCACAATTTCAGTTACTTCTTTTTTGACAGTATCTGTCGTTACTTGGATAGAAACAATCTGTGTGTTGTTTTTATATTAACGATGCTTAATTTTCTCTGCACCTTTTGATCCAGGAAATAAAGTCCAATTAATTTATAATGGCTCTATCTTTTTCAATTGTTCACTCTTTTAGGTAAAATTCATTTCTGCCATTAGATGATCTACATAGTATGCTGTTAAGAATTGACCTACGCCTTTATTATAGATTCCCAAATCATGTATAATTCACCTAGCATTATCGATTAAGATTTCTTCTAAAGCTTAAACTCTATTGGCTCTTTTTTATAACCAGCATCAATCAAAATGCTTTCAATTACATAAAGGTCCGTTTTCTGCTTTAAACTAGCCTTAAATTTCTTGGCAATATTTCTAGCTGTTTCTAAAGAAACGACTTCATATGTTTTAGCCAGTGCATCCGCAATGATTGCGGATGTTGGCGTATAATAAATCTCAAGCAAAATGAACACTCACTTTCTACGAGATTATTCTTCGATTTCTTCTTCATCATCTTCAACTGTCTTTTCAGGGAAAATGATGTTCTCTTTGTTTTTGCTCCAAGAATCTGCAAACGGTGCAAAATGTTGGCGTGCAAGTTCAACTTGGTTGATTAGATTTTCAACTGAAACATCATGATCAGCTGCAATTTCTTCTAGCGCTTCCCCTTCATCGATTCGATGCAACACGCCACGAACGTTGATTGTTACTGATTCTGGCCATTCGATTGTTGTTGCCTTCTTGATGAATTCGTCAATAGTTTCTTTCGATACTTGCACAGCAACTTCTTCGACTTCTTGCACATCATCGCCCATTTCTAAAGAAGTTTGTTCTTCTTTTAGAACTTCAACTGTTCCGTCGTTATTCACAATATATTCGACATTCGGCTTATTGGTCTGTTTGTTAACTGGTACCTTGTATTCTACTGTTTCTGGTTCGATGGTCGTTGATACTGTTTTGCCTAAAAATTCGTTTAAACTCTCATATTTCCCTTTTAATGAAGCGTTGCTAACCACTAATAGCACTTCGATATTTCCGTTTGATTTAGATGTCACTTTTTTCACTTCTGGTCTAAAATTTACTTGTTTTGTCATTTTATTTTCCTACTTTCTTTGGTATTATTTTTTTAGAGGTGACTATTAATGCGAACAAATAAAAATCCTGTTAAAACCATAAAAGATTTTCTTATAGCTATTAAAAATAATGAATTTAAAGCTGACCGACAAGATTCTAGAGGGCTACCATATGCCGAAGTACTACCAGAAGATAGTACAGCCGCCATTGAACAAGCTATCGACAACAAATTCGTAGTGGGAGTTGAATATGAGATTATAGATGATATTTGTCAGATATTAAGGTTAGAAGATCCTATGCTAACCCCTAGTGGTGAAGAATATTTGAGAAAACAGAAATTCTTCTATAATCATCCCACTGCAGAAAAAACTTTTATTGGATTCATTAGTTCAATAGTTTCTGCGATTGTTTCTGCAATTGTTACTCTTCTAGTTACTCATTTTTTTTAATCAATAATTAGTTGCATCTTTCCATTCGTAATCGAAATTATCGGTTATGAATGGTCTTTTTTCGTTTAAAGGCTTAGTTACGCCTTGTGTGATCACTTTAAAATCTCTAGCACGAACAACAATCGCTTCAACTGGATGACCATATCTAAGGGCAAATAGACGAAAACGAATCTTAACGGATTGGTCAATGCCATACACGCCAAAAGAGTTTTTAATGTCAATGACATGTCTCCAACTCCCATCTAAGTTTTTTATGATGAAATCAGGTGAATAAGCTATCGCCGAAATTTTACCTATACCATCCGCAGTTGGTGTAAGTTCGGTTAGTTTAAAACGTGGATGAACTTCAAAAGGTAACCCACAATTTTTGACAAATTTTGTATAAAAGTTAGCTTCCTTCTGGCTATCAAATGTGTAACCATCAATTGTGACTTTGTTTCCTCGCTTATTCAGGGCTGTTGGTGATTGCATTGTTTTAACTCCCTTTCCTTGGTCGCAGTTTCCGCTCGAACTGCTTTTCCATCTTTATTGCATTCAGGACATGGAATAGGTGTTGCATAATTAAATCTGTCTTTGCCCCAAATCACGCGCTGATCTTGACACCTAACACACTTCATTCTTATTTAGCCCCTTTCATCCAAGCTTGGTTATCTTTTGTTACTTTTTCGATTGGGTCCTTTTTAAAGTCTACTTTGGTAGCTTTTACTGTGTGCCTCTTCGGTTTTTCTGGCATTATGATGGCTTCCTTTACTTCTGAAACGGTTCCGCCAGATACGATTGTTGCAATAGCTGCTGTCTCTTTTTGCTCAAATAATACAGCATCTTTTAAATTGGCTACTGGTCGACCATCTTTGCCAAGATAGGCTGAAATTTTCACTACATACGGCATTGAATGATTCCCCTTTCTATCGATTTGTTTTTAAGGCTTTAAAATGCGTTTTAAGCCGTTTTTCTTTCTTTATATCTATTTATATTCACTTAATTGTAAAACTGCTCTACGCTGAATATATTCGCTAAAAATAGTATTTTAGATGCCTGCTACTCGTTTGTCTGATGTCCCCTCAATTTTCATCACGAATCCTTGTGAATTACTCATGATGCGAGAAAGAATTCTCTCCCCATAAGCTTGACTCATCTCTTTACCTGTTAAGTTCGTTGTAAATACTGTTGCTTTATTCTGCCGAGCTTCTACAATGCGGTTTAAGGTGTCATTATTGAAATTGGTACTGTCATTCCCTTTAACGCCTAACTCGGCCCCTAAGTCGTCCAAAACAACTAAATCAGCGCTTTTTATCTCTGCCATTAAGGTTCCTGTTATTGTCTTTCTGGCTTGTTCATCTTTCATCGCAAATTTTAGTTGTTCTAAGAGTTCCGCATAGCTAATGAACAGACAGCGTTTATCATAGTTTGATTTCTCCAACACTTCCCAAGCCGTTGACATAGCTAAATGACTTTTACCAACACCGCTTTTGCCTGAAAGAATCATATGAATTGGTTTATTCAAAAGAATTTCAGTTGTGGCTCGATTGGCAATTTCAAAAGCAAGCTTGGTTTCTGTGTCTACTGTTTTGTAAGTTTTAAAACGACAATTAATTAAATTTTTGTCGGTATAAAGCGAGCTATATTTCAGGTAATTAATCGCTCTAGCTTTCAAACTATCGTTAAACATTTTTTCTGTTTCAAGGTCTTCTGCTTTTTTGCGTGCTTTATAGCCACATTCCATGCAAGTTGGCGGACATCTATCGGACCCATCCTTGTTTTTTGCACGCCAAGCATAAAGATTTCCTCCGCAATCTGGACATGGATCAGGTGTGATATAAAGCAATGTTTTAATCATTTTTGAAAATCCATCTGATGCCGACTTCATTCTTTCACTTCCTAAAATCCAAGATCATCGTAATCCGAATGACCTGTATTTGATTTCTGTTGCTTGGTTGTATTACGTTCTCTTTTTACGGCTAAAGCTTTTACATCATCTAAAGTTTTAACGCCTTCTTGTTCCCAATTTCTCAAAATGCTTTCTGTATATTTGAAATTTCTAGCATTTGATTTTGCGGAAATTTTTAAAGCTTCACTTACTAATTCAGTTGATAAATCATTACACCAGTACTCTAAATTTTGAGTAGTGACCGAATTTAGCATTCCGAAAATTGATTGATAAAGTTGAAAAACTGACTGCTGCTCTTCTACTACTACAACATTCTTTTCATTCTTATCATTCTTTTCATTCTTGTTTGTGTGCACTTGTTGTTCACTTGTTGTTCGTTTGATGTTCACTTGATGTTCACTTGCTTGATAATCATCCCAGTTATTTATTGATATGACGCTGTATTTCGTAGTTGATTTGATGTTCAACATTCCTTCTTTTTCAAATCGTTTTAACCATCTCCATACAGAACCGCTGTTCACTTGATGTTCACGTTTGACACCTTTATTCATCTCAAACGTTATTGCGTCGCGCCCTGTGACGAATTCTCCGCTGTTCAACCATATTTCTTTTCCATTAAAAAGAAATTTTCTGTTTTCGTGGCTAGCTTTCATCAAACACAAGTTCCACAATTTGTACATGTAAGGATTAGTCCATACGAATGAATCCATTACCTTACGATACAATTTGACGTAACCAGCATTCATTCGTTATGCACCTCCTATAAATCGTCCATACTGGTAAAATTTGTAATTTTGTTGTGTCCTCTACAATATTCACAAATTCCACAACTAACTGGTGCTTCCTCACCATTTTTAACTCGCACAACATGCTCGATGTTTTCTTTTAATTCTTCTAATTCGTAAATCATTTTTTCTTCACTAAGAGTGATGAGTTTTGCTTCACTAGGTGTTTGTTTCGAAACAGCTGCAATGAGAGGAAGAAAATTTTTGTCATATTGTTGTCGAAGCAGTTCGCAATAAACAGCCATTTGTAACACGTAACCGAAGCGTTCAATGAAGTTTGCTTTTCTGTTTATACGTTCATCCCATTTCTTCTCATGCATATCTTTGGTTGTTTTGATGTCTACAAAATACTTTTCTTCTAAATTCAAACAATCAATTTTCCCTTTCCACATTGCACCACCAATTTCACCTGTGACGATCACTTCTTTTTCACCTTGATAAATATTTAAAAAGGCTTCTTCTTGTTTTAATCTTTCAATCATCTGCTCCGCAATTTGGAAATCTTTCAGTAGGCCAAACGGTTTTCTTGAAGAAAACATCTTGCTTTTATTTTCTTCTTTAAATGCTTCATGAATTTCTGGTGATTCAAAGTAAGAATGAACATAATTACCAACTAGCAATGCTTTTTGATCACTCTCTGGTGTCCATTCGCCTTTTAACTTGGCAAGAGCTGCAGCTTCACATTCAAGAAATTTTTTATATTGAGAGACAGACATATAAGCTAGGTCCGCTTCTTGTGAATAATAATTTTCATCAGAAAGGATAATCGTCTTCTTCAATCGTTGAGACATCAGCTTCACTCTCTTTCTGATTGGTTTCATAACCAGCCATCACATCTAAAGTTTCCTGAACTGGTTCTTCTAAAATTTGTTCAGCCGTTTTCGTTAAATCTTCTTTTTCAATTGGTTTTGCTTGTTCAATATCGTTTTCTTGCTCACTAACTTTTTTATTGTTGGCAAATAATTTTTCTTCAAGTGCTATTGCTGTATCTGCAACTGGTTCTGCTTCCTTACGTCTGTTTTCATCATATTCGTATTCTGTTGTTCTATTAATCGCATCTGTCAGTAAATCACTATCATCGCTTGTATTGATAAATGTTTTAGCGGCTCGATTGATTACTGTACGTTTAGCCATTTCTCCTGGAAAATCATTTTGAACATTTTTTGTTTTCGCTTTGCTCCAAGATTTGTCAATTTCTTTTTTTGTCATAACGGTATAAACACGTTCGCCATCGTTTTTTTCAATTACTGCAAAAGCACCAATAATTTCATTGTCTTGATTTGCGAAGTCTGGCTCAAATTCTTTAACGACTGTTCTGCCTTTTTCACTGCCAATCCTAAACACATCACCTTTGTGAACAACTTCCGCCCAAATATCTTTAACATTTGATAAACGTTTCAAAACGGCTTGTGTTCCAAAATATGATCGTTGCATTTGTAACTCTTTTCCATAAACAACAAAATAACATTGGGTTTTTGCTGGACTTAGGCCTTGAACAACCATATCTAATAAAGTGTTAGCAACAGATTCTTTTGTAACAACTTCTAAAGCAGGTCTTTTATTTCGATCTTGTACTTTTTGAATTGCAAACCATGCTGATTTTAGAGCATTCGATGCATTGTAATTAGCTGGCAATTGTAACCCATCCTGCTCTAAACCTTTAATTCTGTTAGAAACTGCATCAGTAACGTCTTTTTGTAAAATAATTTCCCCCATCATTGATTCTCCTCTTCTTCGTCATATTCCCATGTTGGCTCTAATGCTTCTTTTTCTTCTAGCGGCTCTTGTCTAGCTCCTAATGAATCAAATTCAGGCATTTTCACCACTCCCAAAATATTTTCGTTTTGTTTTCTTCAAGTTCAACGTGATCAAATCCTTCTGTTTCTAATTGAGATAAAAACGTTGATGTAAGACCTTTACTATTCACCACGCAACTTGTATTACCATTTGCTGCTGCAGTTCGAATTGATTGAACAATCCTATTTTGAGCATTCGCTAACATTAATTCGTAAACATCATCACTTAAACCTCTTACTTCAATCATTGCAGTTCACCTCGTAAAAATGCAGTTAGTAGTTCATCCATAGATTTTTCATTTGCAGCATCTTCGGCTTTTTCTGCTACGCATTCTGGACAATCACAAGATTCGCTTATACTCAATTGCTCTTTTAGATCATCTACAAGTTTTTGCAAGAGTATAGCTAACCCGATAACTGAACCACAAAACGCAGTACTTCCTTGGCCTGTTTCAAAATTTGTAGCACATAGAAGAAGTTCAACATTCTGTGCCTTACATTCTTTTTCAAGTTCAATAATCATTCTTTCAATTTCTTTATTCATGTGGTACACTCTCCTTGAATTTGATATTTGTAATTGACCTACTTTGATGGCCGTCGAAGTGGGTCTTTATTTGTTGTTCCATCTTTTCATTCCTCATCATCAGACATCTTTTTGTAAATTCTTTCATACAGAGTCAATTGTCTTTCAAGCTGATTTAATGTATAAACGCCATTGTGTTTACGTTGATTAGATTGCATAAATTTCAAATTATTCTTCAATACATCGATTTTTTCTAGCACTACTTCTTTAACCATTTCAGTTTCATATTCATTCAAAACCGATTTAGTCTTAGTTTTCATTTGTGGTGGTATAGCTTGTTGTCGAGTTGGTAAAACGGCTCCTGTCCTACTATCTTGAAATGTTGATTTTTCTCCTTTCATTTTTCCAGTTACCTTCCAACCATCAGGAGTAGGCTGAATACACCTCATGATACGTATCTGTCTTTCGCTTAAGTTACTCATTTTGCATTCAATATGATTCAATCGATTGTGTAAAATAAACAACCAAGTACAGAAGATGCTTGGTACAACAATAATGATCGCGTAAACTACACCCATTTATTTCACCTCGCGATCTTCCAGCGCTAAATCATAAATTAAAAGCCAAATGATAAAAACCGCTATATAAATGTTTTGGATTAATGGTCCAATATTGCCACCTACCAATAGACCTAGTCCGAACACAACCAACAGTGCCGCTATACGTCTTAATTGATATATTTTTTTCACTCTAATCATCCTTTCTTTCCAATGTAAACATCTGCAAATCTTTCATCGTACACCTCATAAATTGAGATATTTTTTTCTGGATCTGTGCAGCAATAACGTAAATTAATCTTTCTTTCAAATTCTTTAAATTGAGCGGCATCTAAAAGTTTGTAGTCAATTGATCCATAAAATGTTTCATAAAATTCCACGCTAGCCTTTTGCAATATTTTGTGTAATTTTTTCATTGCTTTCACCTCCCTAATACCATCACAGAACCATTAAAATTTCGAATTGCTTTTGCTTCTGGTAACCGTTCATCGCCGCCGACAATTTCATTAGTTCGATGGTTATACACTCGTTTTTGCCTTTTAAACAACACAACTGAAATGTTGTCGTATGTGCTACAAGTGTCTTGCACTTTTAAATCTTCGCCTTTGTAGCAAATAATCATTTTTGTAAAACCTCCTTAAATTTCGCTTGCCCAAGATTTATCTTTTTTGTGATAGAAGCCATCTGCGGCACTCTTCTTTGTCGTAGAACTTCCCTTGCTTACTTACTGATCCATGTGGAAGACCTAGCTTCTCCCATTCCCTTATTGTTGTTGTGGAAACATTGAAATATTTTGCAATCTCTGTTTGATTTAAGACTCGCTTATCAACTGCGGTATCTCTTCGTGCTTTTTCTATTTCATCAACAATAATTCCGTGTACAAAATCTCTTAGAGAAGCTTCATTTTCTGGAGTTAAAATCACTTCCATTGCTATCACCTCCTATACTGATTGTTTTACAATTCACCTCTTGGTAAAATGAATTTGAAAGCGAGGTGAAATATTATGAAATTCGAATTAAATGGATTTGACGAATTACAACATGAGCTAAATCAATTTGCTAAAAATGGCGAGTCTTTAGATGACGAACATTCTGTACCATTCGATAAACTATTCACTAAAAAATTTATGATTGAAAATACTAAATTCTCTAATATTGATGAGTTTATTGAAAAATCCGGATTTGATTTCTCTGATATGGAATCAATAGATGACAATAAATTAGATAATTTCATTAGCTCAAACACAAACTTCGATTCGTGGGAAGATATGAAATCTGCTGCTGGATCAGAATGGGTAGCTAAGAAATTAGGATTTTAGTTTTATTTATCTCATCTAAAGTTTTTTGAAGTTGGTCAGCTTGCTCCTTTGCTTGTTTGATCAACTTCTTTAAGTTTTGTAAGTCAACTTTGATAATCGCTTCTTCCACTTTTACCTACACCTCCTATCTAATATCTAATATTTTTTTGATATTCCGAACTTGCTCTTCTGAACGTCTACGACCATGAAGAATATCAGATAAGTACGGACTTGAAATCCCTAATTGTTTCGCTAACCAAGATTGAGTTTTCTTTGCACGAATTAGCGCTGCCCTTACTTCAATAGCTAAATCTTGTGACATTTAATTACCTCACTTTCTTTTTTTGATATAATTTCCTTATCAGCAAGTGGTCTGCTGAAATAACTGATAAGGTGGTGAATGATATGAAACTGTCTCATGATTGTATTCGTGATATTTTATTATTTAGCGAAAGCCTTCCGTACAATGAACCGGCTTTTGGTGATAAAATATTTAAATCAGATCTACTAAAAAAATATAGTTCAGAGGAAATTAATTATGCCGTCTCCAAATTAGGTGATGACGATGCACAACTTATAAAAGGATATGTTAAGTTTGCATCTAACAAACCTTATATGACATGTATCTCTTCCCTTACATTCGATGGTCATAAATATTTGGACAATATTCGAGATCCGAAAATTTGGAAGGAATCAAAAAAAATATCATCCAAACTAGCAAGTGTCTCAATTGACATAATGAGTGAAATCGCAGCTAAAGTTATTACAAAAACACTGGGCCTTGACTAACGTATTTCCCAGTCACTCGCCATTAAATCATTTGCTGTAGGGTTCCACCGTTTGCCAACAGAATTACTATTTTCTTGTAGTAATAGACAACAATCATAGGTATTTGTAGGAAGTATATTTACATGAGCTGAACAGTCATTTTCAGACTCCCTGTAAATATATTTTCCTTTTTTCATTGCTTTTGAAACAGCTTCGTCAATTTTCATTTCTTCAATTCCTTTCTTTTTAATTTGTAAGCTAAAAAATTAGCTAATTTTATAAAATTCATTGACTTATTCTATAATGTTTTGTAGAATAGGTGCATAGCTAAATAAGACTTTTTAAGCCTAGTAAAACAACACTATTTACCGTTCCCCAACGATTTTTTAGTTTGTTTCTTGGTTTTATTTGCGAACTTATTAGCTAATAATTTAGCTTACGGACATAGTATATTAAAAAGTTTTGTAGATGTCAAATAATTTTCTACATTTTTTTATAGAAATTTCCGAAGCTTACGGAGGAAAGCTTGATATGACTGTATTTGATAGAGTAAAAAAATTAGCAGATAGTCAGAAAATATCTATTGTCGAACTTGAAGAAAAGTTAAATTTCAGTCGAAATTCATTATACGCTTGGAAAAAAAGTAAACCTTCTATTGATAAATTAGAAGCTGTTGCAAATTATTTTGGAGTTTCAACGGATTATTTATTAGGTCGTGAAGTTTATAATAAATCAAAGCAATCTGATGATTTAGATGATGTACTGGATAACGTCATGAGTTTTGACGGTGAACCGCTTGATGATCATGACAGAGAAGTTATCCGTGCATATTTAAAGGGTAGATTCGGGAAATAAGTCAAAGGTTGTGCTTATATGAAAAGTATCAAAGAGTTGGTAGAAGAATATAATGTGGAGTTAGTTTTTACTACTTTGAACAAACGCGCATGTTTCGACCCTACCTACGGTATCATATTTGTAAATCAAAATTTAACACCATCAGAACAAGAAGAAGCAATATATCACGAATTAAAGCATGTAAAAGAACATGTGGATATAATGGCATTGTATAAAATTCCTGTTTTTCGTTCTAAGATGGAAGCTGAAGCAGAACAATATATGTTTAGAAGCTTAATCGAAAAATATGAAGGACAATACAATTACTCAAATGTTATAGCTCATTACAACTTAAAAATGGGACAAGAAGTTTATTTGAAATAAAAAAGTCCGTGCTGGGAACACGGACTTAAACCTCATTTAGAGAGTGAGAGAACTTCATTGAAAATAAATCAAAAATTCTATAATTACTCTATTGTTGTTTTAGCATTAATCTCAATCGCGTTAGTTATTCTTGATTTTTCAAATGTTATTAATATTAGTAATCCACCATTTAACGTTATTGATAGTATTATCTTAATCACATTTACAATTGATTACATTGTTAGATTTTTTATTTCAAAAAATAAAATCAAATTTTTTAAAGAAAATATTTTTGATCTGATCGCGATAATTCCTTTTGATGCTATTTTTTCTTTCTTTAGAATCGCTAGGTTGTTTCGAATAGCTAAAATAGCTAGACTAGCAAAGCTAACAAGAGCGATAGGTGTGGTTGGCAAATTAACAAGAAACACTAAATCATTTTTAAATACTAACGGATTTTTAAACGTGATTTATTTAAGCTCGGTTCTCATTGTTATTTCAGCAATGATTTACTCATATGCAGAAAACGTTCCATACATTGATGCGTTTTGGTGGGCTTTGGTAACAACAACAACTGTCGGGTATGGTGATATTTCTCCAACTACTCCATTAGGAAGAATTGCTGCAATCATTTTGATGATTGTGGGAATTGGGTTTGTTGGCATGTTAACTTCTACTATTACTGAATATTTTAATAAAAGTAATGAATCTAATAACAATGATGAAAAAGATGAAAAAGATGAAAAAATAGATATGCTAATAAAAAAAATAAATGATTTAGAAAAAGCTATTAGAAAATTAGAGAATAAAAAGTAACGCGCACTGCTTAACAAAAAAATATGCTTTATTATCCCCCTCTCTGGTGAGTTCTAGCGTGTTCGATTCATGCTAGGGGCTTTAAAATCTAATAAGGAGGTGCTAGAAATTTGTCATTCCTTCTATTCGCTTGCCCAAGTGGAAAGGATAAGCAATGGCAACTTTTAAACAATATACAAAAAAAGGAAAAAAATACTGGAAAGTAACTGCCTATTTAGGCGTAGATTATTTAACTGGAAAACAAATTAATGTCACTATCAGAAACTGTAATACAAAAAAAGAAGCACAGCTCAAGCTTAATCAAAAAAAATTAGATTTTGATAATGGAAATCTAGCTAACGAGCATACTCGTTTAACCACTTTTGAAGAAGTTTATTATATGTGGTTGGACGAATACAAAAAAACAGTTAGGGAATCCACATTCATAGCTACTGAACGACGTATGAAAAAACACATTTTACCCACATTTGGGAAAATGCGACTTGAGCGTTTAACAGTCAAGATCGTGCAAAAATCTGTTAATGAATGGTATAAAAAGAATGAAATGGGAAAAGTACTTTTGAGTTATGCTTCTCGTGTTTGTGACTATGCTGTTGGTTTAGAAATAATAGATTCAAACCCATTTAAGAAAATAACTAAGCCTAGTTCGCTAAAGAAAATAGAAAAGAATACAAAAAGAAAGTTCTATACAAAAGACGAACTGGAACATTTCTTAAATACAGCTGATAGCATTGCCAATCAAGCCAAAGAAGAAAGTTTAGTTCTAAAATACTATGCTGACTTAGACTGTGCTATTTTTCGCTTACTTTCTTTTACTGGTATACGTGTTGGTGAAGCTTTAGCATTGAATTGGAATGATATTGATTTAAAAAAGCAGGTAGTTAATATAAATAAAACTACTGCTATCAGTACAAATGGATTGACTATAAACGATCCTAAAACTTCCAATTCTATTCGTAAAATTTCTTTTGATAACAAGACTGCTTATATCTTAAAAAAATGGAAACTTAGACAGCATGAAGCTTTAATGAAAAAAGGTGGATTTAAAACACAACTCATTTTTACAAAAATTGATGGTACCATGTTCCGAAGTCAAGACATTTACCAACGTTCTAAAAGATTGGCAGAAAAAGCTAACTTACATTCTATTGGTTGTCATGGTTTTCGGCATACCCACGCAACATTATTATTCGAATCAGATAACGTTAGGTCTAAAATAATCCAAGAACGTTTAGGACATTCTTCTTTACAAATAACTATGGATACTTACACTCATGTTTCTGATGAAGTTACTAAAGAAGCAACAGATGCTTTCAGTAGCTATGTAAATTTTTAA